TATTCCGCACGAAATGCGTGGAATTCAGCCCATCCAGCAGGTCCGCATTGAGCCCCGTCACCAGCTGCCCCTGGGCGTTCGCGCCCAGCTCGAAGGGGGCTCCAGCCGTTGCCGGACTGAACGTGTGCACCGCCGTGACCGTCCCAGCCGTTGTATTCCGCACGAAATCCGTGGAATTCAACCCGTCCAGCAGGTCCGCATTGAGCCCCGTCACCAGCTGCCCCTGGGCGTTCGCGCCCAGCGCGAAGGGAGGGGAAACGGTTTCCGGAGAAATCTCGATTCCCGGGACCACGGCGTTTGCCGCTTCGATGGTTCCCGCCACGCGGAGCGCCCCGGAAATGTCCAGGTCCCCGTCAATGCTCGAATCACCCGTGATGTCCGCTCCGTCCGCCGAGACAACGAGCCCGTTGCGCAGGATCGTGAGCCCCGTAACGTCCGCCCCGTTGCCCGTCACCACCAGGGGGCCGGTAACAATCGTGCCGTCAGCCGATATGGATATTCCCATGCCTCACCCCAAGTCGATGCGCGGAGCTCCGCCGCTGATTTTCGTCGCGCTGCTGATGCTGACGTCTCCGCTCGCATTCAGGCTGACACGCCCCGCCGCCTGAATTTCCACCACTCCCGACGACTGCACTTTTACGTCACCGGCCTGGACGGTCCATTCACCGGGAGTCATATGGATGATTCGTTTTTCGCTGTCTATCTTGATCGAGACGCCGGGCTCCATCTGAAGCACCCATTCGTGCAGGCCGGCTTCCGGGGCCTGGTGTCCGTACCATCTCACGTGGCTGATGTACGGGTAGTTCGGATCTCCGTCAAAGAATGCGATCACCACGTAAGTCCCGATTTCCGGCGGGCAGACCACCCCGCGCTGCGGGCCGCCCCACTGCACGGGGATTTCCACCTTGGGGATCACCGGCTCGTTCGGATCTGCCGATTCGTCGTTACGGAGCGGCTGAACGTCCGCCCAGTACGAACCGTCCGACGCGTAGGTCGCCGTAATTCGCCCTTTCCTCGGCATCCGGTAGTAATGGCGCAGGTCCGGCTTGCTCAGCTCCACGCCGCGCTTCAGCACCCAATTAATGTCTTCCATATTCCACCCCCTCCGGATGATACCAAATGAAGGTGCGCGCCGAATCGACCGTGAATTCATGGCGCACGGTCTGCGCCCGGAATACGCCGTCTATCCCGCGCCGGGAGTCCTTCAGGGTGAAAGGCATGGCGTCCCGCAGCTCCGGGACCAGAAAGGTTTCCACCCGGCTCAGCCCTGCCGCGTCTCCCGCCGGGAGATGAGCAATCAAGGCCCCGCCGGTCGCTATATTCACCTCCGGACCCTGTTCGTCGAAGTCTCCCCAGTTCACCTTGCCCTCGTGGTCCATCCAGAGCGCCCAGCGGCTCATATCGATCCCGAACGCGCGCAGGCACGTGGCCTCGCACTGGACCGCCACCTGGGCAGCCGGGATATTGGAGGCCACGAACCTCGGGAAGACCACTCCCGGGGAATCCACGCGCCCCACGGGCAGCCCGCTCTGTGCTATGGCCGCCCGGATAATGGCCTCCGGACTTTCATTTATCCAGGATTGCCGGATAAGCGTCATAGACAGCGGTTTTTCCAGTCCGACCGCGCCGATGTGGACCTGATCCTTGGTCCCGTGCTTTATCCAGGCCACCGTACCGCTCCAATTCGTAACGGGTTCGTCACGATAGGCATAAAGCAGCTCGACGTTATCCCCCTCTTTCACGGCCCGGAACTGCTCGCCCATGGCATCGGGAAGAGTGATCCCGCACCGGCTCAGGGGTGTGTGGCGCCTGAACTCCACCCACACCCGAGGGCACCTGATGAACACCTTCCCGCCGATCGTGATCTTGGTCCATATCCCCGCCGACATGATCCCCCTCTCAATCAGTCCACATCCACCAATATCTTTTCCATTCCAACCTGTAAGGATTTCTTACAGGTTCACCACTTATTCTCTCAATCAGTCCACATCCACCAATATCTTTTCCATCGCGGCAGCCGAGGCGGTTTGCGCCTGTACCGTCGCGACACCCGAGGCATTGCTCACCGCCTTATACAATGTCTTGTCCGGAGACATGGGAAGCGAGGTCGGGTTGGTGGTGGCCACCACCCTGGCTTCCACCGCCGTTATGGCTGGGCGATGCTCCTTGAAGGAGAGCGAAACGGCGATCACGTCTTCCTTGTCGTCCTCGTCCGAGGAGAGGGACGAAAAAACGACCTGGTCAATTCCACGCGCCCGCAGATGCCGGTTCATCACCGTGTAGATCTTCGGATTCACCCCGTTGTCCGCGCCCCGGAAGATGCCGTTGATCCGCTCCAAACGATCGTAGCATGTGGCCGAGCCGTCGCTCGTCAGGTCCAGATCAAACCGGATCACGGCGTCCTCCCAGCCCATGGGGGTCTTCACTTTCCCGCTCAGCCCATCCTGCTCCGCCTCGTCGTAACGCACGTCCTGGGAAACGTTGGACCGGGTCAGTATCCCGTCGATTCGCTCCCCGTCCAGGTAAAGCTCCCCGTCCTCGAAAACGAGATATCCGTCATAATCCGGCATGTTCCACCCTTTTCTCCCGTTCACCCACACAAAGACCGTCCCCGAAGACCGGCTCGGTTTTAAAAACGGTGGCGCCGTCTTCCATGGCGGTGCCCGTCTTCTCCCAATTACACATCGAACTGTTCCACATAGGCCTTGAGCTGACTCATGAAGTTGTTGCCGTTCTGCACCTGGGGGAGCTGCACCGTGAGGTTTTGGATCACGATCTTGCGCTCCGGCCTTTCCCCTCTTTTGGAGCCGCCCCGGTCGGCGGTCAACCCCCGGACCGAAAGACCGGCCGCGGAGCGCTGGGCGCTTTCCGGACGCAGAGTGAGAAATTCCTCCCCCTCCGGAAGCATCACGTCGTAGCGCGCCGTTCCCGTCAGGTCGGGAAGCCGGGGTATAACCGGAGAAACCACGTCAAAACCGGCTCGTGCAGTCAACATCGGCAGAACGGGGACACCGGGCTCCATCAGGTGCCACGATACATCCACCCCGGCAGGATGCTCGATTTTCGGGATCGCGGCGTCGAGAGACTCCGATCCGGACCGTCGCGCCACGGGTCCGGCAGGATGCTCGATTTTCGGGATCGCGGTGCCGGCCGTCCGCATCGCGGCTTCGAAGGCCCCGGCGAGGCCTGCCGATCCGCCCAAGACCCAGGCATCGGGTAAGGGCAATCCACGCAAGGGCGTTTCCCGTGGGGGCGTTTCGCGAATCGCCCTTACGGGGATCGCCCCTGCGTTCGCCCCCATGTGGACCGACCAGGTTTTTAGAACCGAGTCTGTCTTTCCCTCCCTTACGTCCACCTTGACCACCGCCGCGGCCCCCTCCATGGCCGTAGCCAGGGATCGCTTGAAGCCCGGAGCCGCCCCGGCGATTCCCTGCCCCAGCGTGGTCAGAATGGCCCGCCCGGAATCGGTCAATCTCGAAAACGGCCCTTCCCGGGCGTCGCTGTGCGGAAGCAGGCTGCTCGCGCTGGAAAAAACGCTGGACACCGCGCCCTTGAGCGCCGCGTATTTGCTCTTGATCCCATCCACCAGGGTCCCGATGATCTTCGCCCCGGATTCGAAGAGATTGATTCCACCCAGATAATTCATGACCGCATTGAACCCGGACCGCAGCCATTCCACCGGGTCCATGTTCTGAAACGCCGCGGCCAGCTCCTGAATCATGCCGCTCACTTTTCCCGCAACCGACATCAGAAGCCCTCCCACGCTCGCCATGACGCGGGCCATGAGGCCTTCCACCCATTCGGCCAGGGAAAACCGGCTCCAGGCTTCGGCAATCCTCGCGGCAGCCCCGCTCACCCATTCCACCACGGACCGCACGACGGAGGCGATCTCCTCGAACTTGACCACGGCCCAGCCGACAGCCGTACCGATGGCCGATCCGAGCACGGTGAAGAGGCCTGCCACATCCGTAATGGCGTAGGCCACTACCGCAATCGCTCTGGCAAGGAGCGAGAATGCCCCACCCACCAGGGTCCCGATCACTTCGCCCAGCAGCTTCCAGCCGCTCGTGTCCGTCGAGGCCATGGCCCCGAAGAGGAGTGTCGTTACCGCCGTTATCCCGTCCGCCAGGGGCTTGAAGGCATGGATCAGCCCCTCGAGGGCGGGCTTGAGGATGGCCACGGCCATATTCCACCCCGTGCTCAGTCCGTCCCATGCCCCGGCGAAAAACGCCTTGATCCTGGAGACGACCTTCGCCACGGTCGTGACCAGCCCTACCAGGCCGGCGGCGCGAATCTCCTTGGCTAGGTCTCCCTCGATGGTTCCCACCGAACCTTTCAGGCTCCCGAAAACCGCTATCACGCCCCGCACCACGAGCGATATTTTTTGATACCATCCGCTCACCGTGTCGGCGATCCCTCCGAGGTTGTTGCGCCAGGCGACATAAACGACGGCCACCGCTGCGGCAAGCGCCAGAATGGGCCATGCCAGCGCAGCCAGGGCGGAACCCACCGCCGAGAGGCTCGACACGAACACCCCCCATACCCAGCTCGCCGCCCACACGGCTCCTGCAATCGCAGTCACTCCCACAACGGCCGCGGACAAATAGGCCGCCGTGCGGATGAGCCACTGTCCAACGGGATTTCGGGCGAGCGCGGTCAGCACGTTGACCAGCTTGGTTGCAGCCAGCGCCGCGTTTTTCAGCCCTTCCAGGAAGATCGATCCCACGGAGATTTGGAGTGTCTCCCAGGACCCGGAAAGGTTTTGGAGCGCCCCCTTGAGGTCGTCCAGCATGCGGGCCGCCGTTTCCGCGGCCGAACCCGTGCTGTGTTGAAGCTCGCCCGCAAACGTCCTCACCTTGTCGATACCGGTATTGAGCAGGGCATTTATGGCGTTGATGGCGTCGTCGCCGAAAATCGTCTTGAGCCTCTCGGCCCTCTCCGCCGTGCCCATGCCTGCGAGGGCCTTCTCGAGATTCTTCAGGATATCGAATATGGGAAGCATGTTCCCGGAGGCGTCCTTTACGGACACGCCCAGTCCGGCCAGGGTCTTTGCCGCCACCCCGGTGGGGCCCTGCAGACGGAGCAGCATGGTCTTTAGCTGCGTGCCCGCCTCCGCCCCCTTGATCCCCATGTCGCTCATCTTGCCTGCCATGGCGGAAAGCTCCACCAGCGAGACATGGGCCGCAGCCGCCGTGGTGCCGGCGTTCTTCAGGGTCTGCCCCATCTGGGACACGTCCGTGCTCGCGGCATTGGCGGTCTTCGAAAGCACGTCGGCCACCATGCCCATATCGGAGGCCTTCAACCCGAAGGTCTTGAGCGTATCGCTCGCTATTTCCGTGGCCTGGGAAAGCTCCAGGTCTCCAGCAGCGGCCAGGGACATCACGCCGGGCATGGCTCCGATGATCTCGTTTACCGTAAAGCCGGCCTTGGCCAGGTCCTCCTGAGCCCTTATTGCCTGCGCGGCGCTGAACGCCGTGGCCGCCCCGAGGTCCATGGCCGAATTCTCGAGCGCCTTCATTTCTGATTTCGTGGCGCCGCTCACAGCCGCCAGGCGGCTCAGACCGTGTTCGAATTCCATGGCCACGTTCACGGCCTTACCGAGCCCCAGGAGGACTCCGCCCGCTGCCGCGGCGACCGGGAGCATGGATGAGGCCAGGTCTCCCATGCGCGTCGCAAGGGAAGCCGCAGCCGTACCGGTTCCGTTCAGCTCCGCCCGTATATGGCGCAGCGGCCCGGTGATCATGTCCACCAGGCTCATTACCGATTGAACTTCAAACACCTCGTCCATATCCGCTCCGCCCTTGAATTTTGATCATCCCCGCGCAATTTTTGAACGCCTGTCGGCGTCATCGGCGTCCGCTTCCCGTCACCCGCTCTTCCACCCACAGCGCCTCGGCCGCCTGCGCCACGAAAACCCGGAAGTCCTCGGATGGCTCCCGCCGCGTCCAGTAGCGGACGAGTACCGCGAGCTGCCGCAGGGGGGCCCCGGCCAAGGCTTTCCGTTCGGCCTCCATCACTTTCCCAGGCTGCCGAACCCCATGCACTCGTAGATTTCATTCACGAACGTCGTCGCCACTCCCGGATACTGGTCCAGGTGCTCCCGCAGCGAGGCTTCCTCGTCCGGGTGCGCGCAGGAGAGCAGCAGGTTCCGGAACGCCCGGATCGGCGATTTCTGCGCCTCCTGGGACGACCGGGAAAGGTCCGAAACGGAGGGCTGGCGGAACCGGTATTCCAACCGCACTTCCTTCCCCGAAAAATCCGTGAACTCGGAAACCAGGACAATGTAAGCTTCTTTTTTTTCACTCATTTCTTTGCCTTTCTACTTCATGTAGTCGTGTAGGTTGGATTAGGCGCGTGTTTTTGTGACGTAACACAACAAAAAACCACGAAACGCATAAACAAATCACCTGCCCATTGCTCCGTCGCGGCCCGCCTTGTAGGCCGCCTTGCCGTTCCATTCGATGGGCGACAGAATGACGATATCGAGCTTCGTCTGCCCGGAATTCTCCTCGCCCTGCTTGGCGCTGTTCTCCCGCTTGGTGATGTGGCAGTCCTTCAGCACGTCCGTTATCGTCGCCTGGTCGTGGTTCGCGTACGAAACCACCACCGTGAACGGGGTCTTCGTGAAATAGCTCCCGCCCAGCGCGCTTTGAAGCCGGTCCGCCTCGTCCTTGTCGAGCGTCAGGCTCCCCGACGCTTCGTAGTTCTTCCGCCCATAGCCCCGGGGAATCGACCCTCTCCCGTATCTCGCCTCGATGGGCCGCTCGTCGGAATAGCTCACTTCCTGCACCCCGATGACGATACCGTGGGGCATGACGATTTCCACGGACTCCCAGTCATATTGATTCCCGTTGATCATGCTTCCTCCTCGACCCAGCGCTGCCCCTCGGCATAGAGCATCCCGGCGGCCGTCATTCGGAAATAGCGCCCGCGGACCCGCTCCACGTGGCCGAGCTCCAGCCCCAGGCTCAGGGCGGCATCCGCAAGCTTCGTCTCCACACAGTCGAGCTCATGCCTCTCGAATGCCGCCGTTGGATTTTCAATGCGCTCCCGGTACAAAAAACGATAAACCTTCTTGCGGGCTTCTATAACACCGTTGATCATGTCGCTTCCTCCGTCAGCCTGGGATCGAACGTACTCCCGGCGTACACGTAATTCGCATAGAGCTTGATGGTGCGGATGATCGGGATGCCGATCAGAGTCACCTCCACCGCCACGCCGTTGTTGACGATGTCCTGATTTCCAGGGATGTTGACCACGTACGCCGCCAGCTCCTGGGGGATGGCCGAGGTCATGGTTGTGAGCGCGTTTTCCAGGTTCGCCTTGAGATAGGCCAGCCCGGGGGCGTTCGCCCCGAGAATCACGTCCCCCGCTTCGTCGTACATGGATTTGAGAGCCTGGATACGCAGCAGCCGCACGGCCTTGAATACCACCCGCAGCACCTC